AAAGAAACGCCCCTCATCCAAGAAGAAACGGTTTGCTTTTCAATCGAAGCTCGTCGAGCGATCTCCGATTGCGAAACCCCCTCCTTACGCATTAACGCGTTGAGATTGGCTATCAGAACGCTCTGGATTTCGTGTTCAGTTAACATTTCTTCTCCAAAGGTAATTTTATATCGTTCAGTAAAAAAATTATATACTTCGTATTGACTTCGGTATAGGGTAAATTTACTATTGTCATTGTCGAAAGGAGGTGAATATGCCGGAGGTTACCAACTTCGTTGAAGTAGCTCGTGGAGCATCGGGCTATCAAAAGAAGGAATTTGCGGAATTCCTCGAGGTCGATCCGCAGACTTACAGGAAAATCGAGAGCGACCCTGACAACATGACACTTGGCATGGTGAAGTCATTGCTGCCAAAGTTGAACCGCTATAGTCGGCAAATCCTTCAGGAGTCTATCAACGAAATTTTTTTGTCTTGTGAGTAAATTCTAAATTGTCGTATCGTTCTTTGAGAATCGAATAGCCCGGAAGGCGGCAGCCGAAAGGAGCCGCCATGGGATCAATAGAGAGGATTCGCGCGGGCAAGCGTGGCATCGAGCACCCGCGCACAATCCCTACCCCCGTTGCTCCAGCTGAACGCAAAGCCACTCATGGTACAGCCCCAGTATCCCCAGAACCGTCGGGGTCGCAAAAGCTGAAGCCATCCGTGCATCTTGCAGCGAAGATGATTCAGGCCGCTCGCCTCCCAGAGCAATTTGAGAAAGGCGAACAGCAGCCTCGCTGTCGTTCATAACCGAATCGCTCAGCTGATCGATGTCGATATGATCGAGAAACGATTGAAAGCTCTCCATCAAAATCACCCCCTCTCGCAAGCCAAGCCGCATCGTACCACGCTGCCGTCCTCCGGGTTATTCGAAACGCGAAGTTCGCCGATCAGCGAAAGGAGGTGAATCATGGCAACACCGAGGAAATACCCGACCCTCGCCGAGTTCGAGGATCTCAAAGAGGCCGTTGCGCGCATCGAGGCGCGGCTGTCCAGCAAGCCCGAGAGGTCGTCCGTGATAGTCGACGCCGTCGAGGCGTGCGAGCGCATCGGGATCGTCGACGCGTACGGGACGCCCGTCGCGGTGGGCGACGAGATCGGCACGCTGGAGGGCGGCGCCGGCCGCGAGGTTCGCGAGATCGTCCTGCGCAAGGCGACCGGATCCTGCAAGGCCACCCTGCACGCCGCGTGCGCGGACGGAAGCTCCGTCACCGCCGTGGACATGCGCCTGCCGGGCCATGTGGTGACGAAAAAGGCCACGGCGTAAAGCCATGGCCGCAGACAATCGCGGGCGGCAATCCCTGGCAGGAACGCCCGCCATCGAAGAGGAAGGATACCACATGCAAGCCATCGAAGCCAAACCTGGCAACGATATCAAGAATGCGCCGCCAGAAACCGCGTCCCCTCGTCTGACCTGCTCGCTGCAGGAAGCCGCCGATCTTACCGGATTGTCGTACGATTACCTGCACGGCCAGAGCAAGATCGCCAACCCGAGCGAGCGCCTTCCGGGTTTCAAGACTGGCAAGAGCGTGTACCGCGTGATCGTCAGCGAGCTGCCCGGATGGCTGCTGCGCAAGGCGGGGATCGCATGAGGTTGAGCAACAAAGAGCGCGCGGAGCTGTGCTTCGCGGCCGTCGTCCCGTGCGCCGTCTACCTGCTGATAGCCCTCGCCGCCCACGGCATCTCCCAGGGCTGGTGGTAGGCGTGGAGCGCAACCCCGCCGTGCAGGCCGCCGAGGAGGCCGTCGCCTGGGCCAAGAGGCCGTCCATGGTCAACCCCGCCGTCACCAACTACGACGCGCTCAGGCTCGACGTGCAGCGCATCGCCCGCACGACCGACGCCGGAACCCCCGTGGTCACGATGATCTCCGTGCCCATGGCCATGGCGCATTGGGCGTGCCTGAGCCGCATGCTCGTCATGGACGAGCCGTCTCTGGCATGGCGCATCCACCCGCAGTACGTCGAGGCGCTCGACAGCCAGGCGGGCACCGCATGGCTGCAGATCATGTTCGCCGACGTCACGGGGCGCCGCCCCGAGGCGCGCAGCTGGCGGCACGCGAAGGGCGCGGTCGCGCGATGACGCGCAAGGGCTCGGCCCAGAGGCCGTGGACGACCGACGAGATCGACCGGCTGCGCGACATGGCCGGCAGGCTCCCGCGCCGCGACATCTGCCGCGAGCTCAAGCGCTCGAGCGGGGCCGTCAAGATGGCCGCCAAGCGCCTGGGCCTGTCTCTGAGGTGCTGCCGCACCCGGCTCGTTTGGTGCGACGAGTGCGCCGGATGGCGCTCCGCCGTCGACAAGGACGGCCGATGCCGCGTCTGCCGGATGCGCGAGCAGCTCGCCGGCCGCGAGGCGGCGTGCGTCGAGGTGTACGCATCGATGACCCCTCGGCAAAGGGCCGCCTACGACGACCAGGAGGCCAAGCGCGGCACGCGCCCCTCGTCCCTCGGCCCCAGGCCGAAGAGGCGCGAGAGCTGCCCCGTGAGCCGCTACGAGCGGGACAAGGCCGAGACGGCCTACCTGCTCGCCCTGGAGGAGTGGGAGCACCGCAGGCTGCTGCTGCCCTACAACGCGGCGAAGACCAGGCTCAAACGGATGAGAGAGGTCTTGGGCACCAATCCCAGAAAATCGAAATGAGTGTTACTTTTCAACGTTTTACCTAGTCAGAGGAGGATATATGGAATTACGCGAGATCGGCATAGACGACGTGTACCCCGACGAGAAGAATCCGCGCAAGGACTTCGGCGACATCGCCGCGCTCGCGGAGAGCTGCATGCTCAACGCGCTCAACCCCGGCGAGCCGGTGAACCCCATCGTGGTCGTCGAGGACGGCGGGATCTACCGCATCGTCGACGGCGAGCGCCGCTACAAGGCAATGTGCAAGAACAAGCTCGCCCGCTGCCATGCCGTCGTATGCGACGACATGGACGAGGCTAACGCGATGGTCGCCATGGTGGCCACGGACGACAAGCGCCCTCTGACCGACGTGGAGCGAAGCCGGGGCGTGCAGCAGATGCTGCTGCTCGGCGTGGATCCCGAGCGCGTGGAGCGCGCCGGGCGCATGCCGAAGGGCACCGCCGCCAAACTGCGCCGCGCCCGCGCCGCCGTGGACGACGCCGGCGACGACATGACCCTCGACCGCATGCTCGCGATCGCCGAGTTCGAGGAGCTAGGCGAGGCCGCTGCCGTCGAGAAGCTGACGAGCTGCCGCGAGGAGGAATGGCGCGACGTCGCGAAAGCCGAGCGGCAGCGGATGCAGCACGACGAGCGCCGCGCCGCGCTCGTCCGCGCATGCGAGGACGCGGGGGTCGCGATCTCGGAGAAGCGCCTGTACAGCCAGGATGGGTGGTCGTGGTGCGAGGACGTGAAGGATCCCAACGCCCTCGCGCAGGCGGTCGCCGGGATCGACGGCTGCGCCGCGTACATCATCGAATCCGGAACGGGCCCCGAGATCGAGCTCTGCAAGCCCGTCGCCTCCGACGAGGAGAGGATCGATCCGGAGCAAGTTGAGCGGATGCGGCGCATCGACGAGGTCAGGGAGTCGATCGAAACCGCGAAGGCCGCGCACCTGTCATGGTTCGACGAGCGAATCGAAGACCTCGAATCCATGCCCCGCGTCATGGAGATGATCGAGGACGAAGCGCTCTCCGTATACAACGGCATCGGCCAACTTGTCGACTCCTACGAGCAGGCGGTCGGGGCGGAGGTCGACCGGAGGTTCTGCCCCATGCTGGCCGCCTACGGCTACATGATGGCCGCAGGCAAGGCGGAGCTGCATCCGTGGATCTCCGATGCCCTCGTGGACGGCAGGCGCCCACACTACGCGTCGAATGTCGAGCGCTTCCTCTGCTGGCTCGACGCATTCGTCGCCGACGGCTACGAGCCGACGGAGGCCGACATCGAGCTGAAGAGCCTGTGCGAGGCCGCGCTGGCGCACGACGAAGACGAGGAGGAGTAGCATGACCGTGAAGATCAACAGCCTGGAGGTCGAGAACGTCAAGCGCGTCAAGGCGGTGGCGCTGGAGCCGGCCGAGAGCGGGCTCACCGTCATCGGAGGCCGCAACGGCCAGGGCAAGACCAGCGTGCTCGACGCCATCGCCTGGGCGCTGGGCGGCGACCGCAAGCGCCCGAGCGAGGCCAAGCGCGCGGGCAGCGCGACCGACCCGCACCTCAAGGTGCAGCTGTCCAACGGCATCGTGGTGGAGCGCAGGGGCAAGGCCGGCTCCCTCAAGGTGACCGACCCCGAAGGGCGCAAGGGCGGCCAGCAGCTGCTGGACTCGTTCGTGGGTTCGCTGGCGCTCGACCTGCCCAAGTTCCTGGTGATGTCGGACAAGGACAAGGCCAAGACGCTGCTCGAGATCATCGGCGTGGGCGACGAGCTGGCGCGGTTGGAGCTGGAGGAGCAGACCCTCTACAACCGGCGCACCGGCATCGGGCAGATGCGCGACCAGAAGAAGGGCGCGGCCGCCGACATGCCCATGCACCCCGACGCGCCCGCCGAGCCCGTGAGCGCCATGGAGCTGATCCAGGCGCAGCAGGAGATCCTCGCCCGCAACGGCGAGAACCAGCGCAAGCGCCAGGAGGCGCGCAACATCGAGGCCCGGTGCGATCAGATGCGCGACAAGCTCGCCGACCTGACGCGCCGTATCGACGAGCTCAAGTCGGAGCGCGCCGCGCTCAACGTCGAGTACCTCAAGTCGGTCGAGGACTTCGGCGTCGCGAGCAAGACCGCCGAGCAGCTGCAGGACGAGTCGACCGCCGAGATCGAGGCGCAGCTGGAGCGGATCGAGGCGGTCAACGCCAAGGTGCGCGACAACCAGCGCCGCGCGGACGCCGAGCGCGAGGCCGAGGAGCTGGCCGAGCAGTACGACGACATGACCGAGCGGATCGAGGCCGTGCGCGCGTCCAAGATGGCGCTGCTCGACGGGGCCGACCTGCCTCTGCCGGGACTCGTCGTGGAGAACGGGCTGCTCGCCTACGAGGGGCGCCGATGGGACTGCATGAGCGGGTCCGAGCAGCTGCGCGTCGCCACCGCGATCGTGCGCAAGCTCAAGCCGGAGTGCGGGTTCGTGCTGGTGGACAAGCTGGAGCAGATGGACGCCGAGACCATGCGCGAGTTCGGCGAGTGGGCGGAGGGCGAGGGCCTGCAGGTGATCGCCACCCGCGTGTCCACCGGCGGCGAATGCTCCATCGTCATCGAGGACGGATACGGCGGCGCGGCCGATGCGGCCAAGCAGAGCGACCTCGTCAACTGCGGCGCCCCCTACCGCAACGGACAGGCGGTTCTCGACGCGGGCGCGATCACGTCCGTCGAGCAGGCCGACACCCCCTCGAAGTGGGTGATGTAGATGGCGCTCAGCATCACGCGCGGCATCGTGCCGAAGGCCCAGAAGGTGATCGTGTACGGGCCGGAGGGCGTGGGCAAGACGTCCTTCGCTGCGAAGTTCCCGGACCCCCTTTTCATCGACACGGAAGGATCGACCGAGCATTACGACGTGGCTCGCACGGAGACGCCGCGGAGCTGGCCCATGCTTCTGGACCAGGTGCGCGAGGTCAAGGCAACCAGGCCCTGCGCGACCCTCGTGATCGACACGGCCGACTGGGCCGAGCAGCTGGCGATCCGCCACGTATGCGACGAGAAGAGCTGGAAGAGCATCGAGGATCCCGGATACGGCAAGGGCTACACGTTCGTCGTCGAGGAGTTCGGCAAGCTCCTCAACCTGCTCTCCGACGTGGCCGAGGCTGGGATCAACGTGGTGCTCACAGCCCATGCGGCCATCCGCAAGTTCGACCAGCCCGACGAGGCCGCGAGCTACAACCGGTGGGCTCTCGCGCTCATCGACGCGGCCAAGATGTCCGACGCCGCGAAGGCCAAGGAGTGGGCCGACGCCGTGCTGTTCGCCAACTACGAGACGATCGTCGAGGTCGTCGGCGATGGCAAGGGCGCTAAGGGCAAGGCGCGCGGCGGGCAGAAGCGGGTGCTGCACGCCCAGCACCACGCCTGCTGGGACGCGAAGAACCGCTGGGACCTGCCGCCCCAGGTGCCGCTCGACTTCGCGCAGATCGCCGCGTTCGTGCCGGCGGCTCCGGCCGCGTCCAGAGTCCGGGCGGCGAGCGCCGCCGTCCCCGCACGCCCGGCGGCCCCGGCAGCGCCGCCCGCGAAGACCGCCCCCGCCGCGCCGCCGGCCCCCGCAGCCGCGGCACCTGCCCCGGCGGCGCCGGCTGCGCCGAAGCCGGTGCAGAGCATCGTGTTCGCGGACGACGGCAGCGTCGTGAGCGACACGGCGAAATCCAAGGCGGCCGGCTTGCCCGATTTTTGGGCTCCCGCGCTGCAGCTGATGGAGCGCGACGGCGTGAGCGTCGAGGAGATACGCGCCATGAGCGCGGCGAAGGGATTCTTCTCGGCCGATACCCCGGCCGAGAACTACCCGGAGGACTACGTGCTCGGCGGCATCGTCGCGCAGTGGGACAAGTGCGTGGCCAACATCAAGGCGATGCGCGAGGAAACGGAGCCCGTGCCGTTCGGCGCTCCGGACATGACCAAGATCTAAGAGAGGATTGAAACATGGCAGATAACGACAAGGGCCAGGCGCTCGACTGGGACGTGACCGAGGTCGTGGACGACGGAGGGTTCACCCTGCTGCCCGCAGGCACGTACGCCTTCGAGGTGGCCAAGATCGAGCGCGAGCGCTTCGAGGGCTCCGACAAGATGGAGGCGTGCCCCCGCGCGAAGGTGACCCTCAACGTGTGGACGAGCCAGGGGTGGGCGCCCGTCGTCGACCGGCTCATGCTCAACACCAAGATGGCATGGCGGATCGCCCGCTTCTTCGAAGGGCTGGGCTTCGACCGCGACCCCCAGACCGGCAGCGTGAAGATCGACTGGAACGCGGCCGTCGGCAAGCAGGGATACGTCAAGATCAAGGTGCGCGACTACCAGTCCAACGGCGAGACCCGGCAGGCCAACGACATCGACGCGTACCTCAAGCCGTGCGAATGGCCGACGGAGCAGCAGGCCGCCGCGCCCGAGCAGACGAGCCTGCCGGTCGCCCCGCAGCAAGCGGCTCCGCGCCCGCACTCGTCCTACGAGATGTGATGGGCGCGGTCGATCTGAGGCCGTACCAGGAGGAGGCGCGCAGGGCGGTAGAGCGCGAGTGGGACGAGGGGCGCGCCAAGACGCTCCTCGTCCTCCCCACCGGGTGCGGCAAGACCATCGTGTTCGCGATGGTGGCCAAGGACGTGGTGGACGGGGGCGGGCGCGTGCTCGTCCTCGCCCACCGGGGCGAGCTGCTCGACCAGGCGGCCGACAAGATCGGCAAGGCGACGGGCCTCGGCTGCAGCGTGGAGAAGGCCGAGCGCACGAGCGTCGGCGAGTGGTTCCGCGTGACCGTCGGCAGCGTGCAGACGATGATGCGGCCGTCGCGCCTCGATAGGTTCCCGCGGGACTGGTTCGACGCGATCATCGTTGACGAGGCGCACCACGCGCTGTCCGCCAGCTACCAGGCGGTGCTCGACCATTTCGACGCCGCCGACGTGCTCGGCGTGACCGCCACGCCCGACCGGGGAGACCGCCGGGACCTGGGCGCCTACTTCGACTCGATCGCCTACGAGTACACGCTTCCGCGCGCCATCAAGGAGGGCTACCTCTGCCCCATCAAGGCGCAGACGGTCCCTCTGGCCATCGACTTGGCGGCGGTGCGCACGCAGTCCGGCGACTACTCGGCCGGCGACCTCGGCACGGCGCTCGACCCGTACCTTGACCGCATCGCCGACGAGATGCTGGCGGCTGGGTGTACGGAGCGCAAGACGGTGGTCTTCCTCCCGCTCGTCAAGACGTCGCAGAAGTTCCGCGGGATCCTGGAGGCCAAGGGCTTCCACGCGATGGAGGTCAACGGCGAGAGCGCCGACCGGGCCGAGACGCTCGCGGCGTTCGGCGAGGCCGGCGGCGGCGCCGTGCTCTGCAACTCGATGTTGCTCACCGAGGGCTGGGACTGCCCGAGCGTGGACTGCGTGGTGGTGCTGCGCCCGACCAAGGTGCGCTCGCTCTACTGCCAGATGGTCGGGCGCGGCACGCGCCTGAGCCCCGAGACCGGTAAGACGGAGCTGCTGCTGCTCGACTTCCTGTGGCACGTCGAGCGCCACGAGCTGTGCCGCCCTGCGCACCTGATCGCCGAAAGCGAGGACGTGGCCCGCGCCATGACCGAGCGCCTGGAGCAGGCCGGCTGCCCCGAGGACCTGGAGGAGGTCGAGCGCGAGGCCGCCAAGGACGTGGTGGAGAAGCGCGAGCGGGCGCTCGCCGAGCAGCTGGAGTCCATGCGGAAGCGCAAGCGCAAGCTGGTGGACCCGCTGCAGTTCGAGATGTCGATAGCGTCCGAGGACCTGACCGGCTACGTTCCCCAGTTCGCCTGGGAGATGGCACCGGCGAGCGACGCGCAGAAGGCGGCGCTGGAGAAGGCCGGCATCTGCCCCGACGAGATCGGGTGCGCAGGCAAGGCGTCGCTCTTGATGGACAAGATAGCCAAGCGCCGGGCGGAGGGCCTGGCGACCCCGAAGCAGATCAGGCAGCTGGAGGGACGCGGGTTCCGCCGCGTCGGCGAGTGGACGATGGACCAGGCGTCGGCGCTCATCAGCCGCATCGCCGCCAACGGATGGCGCACTCCGGCGAGCATCGACCCGGCGACGTACGAGCCGAGCCGGGAAGCGCGCGCGGCGCGCGTCCCGACGCTCCGGCTCGGAGCCTAAAGAGGAGGACGGATGACCGAAGGATACGATCTGGAGGAGTGCCTTGCGGCGGTCGACCCCGCCGCGTGCAGCTACGAGGAGTGGCTGCACGCGGGCATGGCCCTGCACGCCGAGGGGATGCCGCTGGCGCTCTGGGACGACTGGAGCCGGCGCGACGCGGCTCGCTACAAGGACGGCGAGTGCGCGCGGAAGTGGAGGGGCTTCGGCCGCGGGCCGGACGAGGTCAAGGGCGGCACGCTCGTGCAGATGGCGCGCGACGCGGGATGGTCGCCCGCCTGGGACAAGGGAGAGGCTTTCGGCTGGGACGTGACCGAGGTCCAGGGCGGGCCGTCCGCGCCGGGACGCATCGTCGACCCGACGTGGGTGGAGAGCGCCGAGCTCGCGGAGCCGGGCGAGGAATGGCGGGGGTCGGACGACCTGATAGCCTACCTGGAGGCCCTGTTCGACCCCGGCGAAGTCGTGGGCTACGTGGTCGAGTCGTGGGACAACGAGGGCAGGCGCGTGCCGTCGGGCAAGGGGCCGCACACCGAGACGGCGGGCGAGATCGTCGAGCGCGTGCGGAAGTACGGCGACGACCTGGCCTCGTCCATCGGCTGGAACGACGAGGACGGCGGCGCGTGGATCCGGTTCAACCCGCTCGACGGCAACGGCGTGCGCAACGACAACGTGGCGGAGTACCGCTACGCGCTCGTCGAGAGCGACGACATGTCGGTCGGCCGCCAGCTCGCCATCATGCGGGAGCTGGAGCTGCCGGCGGCGGCCATCGTGCACAGCGGTGGCAAGAGCGTGCACGCCGTCGTGCACGTGGACGCCAAGGACTACGACGAGTACCGCAAGCGCGTCGACCTGCTCTACTCGACGTGCCGAGAGAACGGGCTTAAGGTAGACACCCAGAACAAGAACCCGAGCCGCCTGTCCAGGATGCCGGGCGTGACGCGCGCCGGGCGCAAGCAGTGGCTCGTGGCGACCGACGCGGGAAAGGCTTCGTGGGCCGAGTGGCGCGAGTGGATCGACGAGCAGAACGACGACCTGCCCGACCCCGAGAGCCTGGCCGACTGCTGGGACGCGCTGCCGGAGCTGTCCCCTCCCCTGATCGAGGGGGTGCTGCGCCAGGGCCACAAGATGATGCTGGGCGGCCCCAGCAAGGCCGGAAAGTCGTTCGCGCTCATCGAGCTGTGCGTGTCGATCGCCGAGGGCGTGCCGTGGCTGGGGTTCGGTTGTGCGCAGGGCCGCGTGCTCTACGTCAACCTGGAGCTGGACAGGGCGAGCTGCCTGCACCGCTTCCGCGACGTCTACGGGGCCATGGGCGTCGAGCCGGCGAACCTGGCCAGCATCGACGTGTGGAACCTGCGCGGGAAGAGCAAGCCCATGGACCAGCTGGCGCCGTCGCTCATCCGGCGCGCGCTCAAGACGCGGCCCATCGCGGTGGTGATCGACCCGATTTACAAGGTGATCACCGGCGACGAGAACTCGGCCGACCAGATGGCCGCGTTCTGCAACCAGTTCGACCGCGTGGCCACGGAGCTGGGCTGCGCCGTCGTGTACTGCCACCACCACTCCAAGGGCAGCCAGGGCTCCAAGCGCTCCATGGACCGCGTGAGCGGGTCCGGCGTGTTCGCCCGCGACCCCGACGCGCTGCTCGACATGATCGAGCTCGAGCAGACCGACGCGCTGCGCCAGCAGCAGGAGGACGCGGCCGTGTGCGCGGCGCTGGAGCGCGTCATGGCCGACGTCGGGCCGGACGGATGGCGGGACGTGATCGGCGACGACGACCGGCTCACGGCCAAGCGCTTCCTAGAGGGCGCGCGGGCGCTGCTCGACCGGCAGGGCGAGGCCGCCATGCTGGAGGCCGTTCACGCGGCCCGCGAGGCGGCCAAGGCCCGCACGGCGTGGCGCATCGAGGGCACGCTGCGCGAGTTCCCGCGCTTCGATCCGCTGAACCTGTGGTTCGACTACCCGGTGCACCGCCCCGACTCGACGGGCGCGCTTTCAGACGTTGAACCGGAGGGCGAGGCGCCGCCGTGGAAGCGCAACCTGGCCAAGAAGCGCACGCCCGAGGAGCGCAAGAAGGAGCGCAAGGCGGCCTTCGACGAGGCGTTCGCGGCGTGCGATACGGGCTCCGGCGTGACCGTCAAGGACGTCGCCGAGTACCTCGGCGTGACGGAGAAGACGGTGCGCAACCGCGCCAAGGAGCACGGCGGCTACTGGATGGACGAGGGCGCGATCGGGCGGAAGGCGGCGTCGTGAGCGGAGGGAAAAACCCGGAGGGAAACGCTTCCCTTCCATGCGGACGAAAGGACGCGTTCCCCGACTTTTTCCCTTCCGTCCTTTTTGACGCGCATCGAGGATTTTCCCGATTTTCCCTCGGAGGGAAATTCTCGGCGAGAACCCGAGTTTTTCCGAGGGAAGGAAAAAGTACCCCCCTACGGGGGGTAAAGGTTTCCCTTTCTCTGGGGTCAAGGGGTGAAGGAAGGCGGGCTAAAGCTGCGCCCGCCGTCCTCCCTTCCCCTGCCCTTGACAAGCGGCGAGATTCGAACAAATTGACAGGAAGAAGGTAGCATTTATGCATTTCGACAGGATCGTGAGGACGGACATAGTGGCGGACGAGGGCGGCGTCCTCGCCACCATGCGGTTCGACGAGGAGGCCATCCGCGACATGGCGGGCAAGATCGACGCCGAGCTGTTCGACCGGATCGCCGCCGAGCGCGGCTACCTCAGGCAGGGAGTGGACGTCGCGGCGCTGATGAAGATCGCGGCGAAGCTCGAGGAGGACGCGGACTACGGGTCGTGGCAGGCCGAGACCGCCGGGCGCATCCGGGAGGCCGTCGAGGACGGGGACGTCCCGAAGCAGGTGAGCAACGTGCCGTACTGCCCGACATGCCTCTACGACGGGTACTGGTGCCTCGCGTCGGCGGACGCCGAAGGGTACGAGGCGCTGCGCTGCGCCGGATGCGGCCGCGACTACCGCCACAAGCGCCCTGGGAAGGGAGGCGATGCGTCATGACATCGGCGTGGTTGCTGCTCGCATCGACGGCCCCGCTCGCAGCGTTCTGCGCATGGGTGCTCGTCGGGGTGTACGGGCTTTTGAGAGACGAATGGGAAGCGAAGAGGAAGGACGACGACCGATGATGAAGAGCGTTTGCCCGGGATGCGGCCACGAGCAGGCGTGCGGGCACGCCGACGTGACGCACTGCGCCGACAGGGTGCCAGCCGCTTGGTGCAGCTGCGACATGCTGCGCAAGGCGGAGGCCGAGCGGGACGAGTGGAGGCGCGCCGCCGAATCCAAGCAGAGGCTGTACGAGCGGGCCAGGATGTCGTCGGTACGCCACCGGCGCGCGATGCTCCGCGCGCAGGACGAGCGGGACAGGTACCGGGCCAAGGCGCTGCAGCTCGTTTGCAGCAGGATCGAGCACTTCGGAAGCTGCGCGTGCGAGAGGTGCGCCGTGCGGCTGTCCGGAGGCGATGCGTCGTACGGTTACTGCGCCGCCGTGGTCGAGGAGGTGGACGGGGCATGAGCGGCTGCGACTTCAAGGCGCTCGCGGACAGCCTGTCCGAGCGGTTCCTGGCCGAGGGCTTCACCGTGCACCGCTACGACGCCTACAGCACGTCCAGCGTCTACCTCAAGCTCGACTGCGGCATGTGCAACTCGATCAGGATCAGCGACCATCGCGGCAAGAAGCACCTCGCCTACCGCTACAACATCGGCCCGTGGATCAAAAAGCGCTGGCACGACCACGACGGCAGGTACCCGCGGCACTACTACCCGATCGACGAGGCGGACGTGCTCGTGGCCAACGTGCTGCGCGACCGGGAGCGCCGCAAGAAGCGCTACGGAGAGGCCAAGTACGAGGCCCTGATGCGCGACAACGAGATCCAGGGCGCGCAGGCGACGTGCGGGTTCTGGTCGCAGGCGAGGAAGGTGGAGCGATGATCGAGTTCTTCGAGCCGATGGTGCCGCCGACCGCGACGCACAACGACATGGAGATCCACAGGATCGCCGGAAAGGCGGTTCTCGGCAAATCTGGGTCGCTGGAAGCGGCCGAGGCGAAGTGGGAGGCGCATTTGGCCAAACATGCCCCGCAGAAGCCGTTTGACGGCCCCGTGGCGGTGGAGATGCGCATCTGCTGGCCGACGGGCGGAAAGCGCGCCCAGGGATCGTGGCACGCCGTCAAGCCCGACGCGGACAACGTGGAGAAGACCGTGTTCGACGTGATGGCCAAGCTCGGCTACTTCGACAACGACAGCCGCATCGCGCTGCATTCGACTGCCAAGCTGTGGAGCGACCCGGCCGGCATCTACGTGAGGATGGAGGAGCTATGAGGGTGTACGTGGCGGGTCCCGTGACAGGCAGGCCGAGGCGCAACCTGGCGATGTTCGAGCATGCGGCGAAGCAGCTCGTGCAAGCCGGCCACGTCCCGGTCGTGCCGCACCGGCACGTCCCCGCCCAGGCGGAATGGCACGTCGCCATGAGGCGCTGCGTCGCGCTGCTGGCCGGATGCGACGGCGTGTGCCTGCTGCCCGGATGGAGGGGGAGCCGCGGCGCGCAGACCGAGTACCTGCTGGCGATGCGGCTCGACATGGACGTGCGAGAGCTGTCCCGATGGACCGGGTGACCTGTGGCGGACAATCGCCGCCGTACGAAGCGAGGCGATAGGAGGGCCATGGCGTCGACAAGCCGGCAGAAGCATCTGTTCGAGGACTACGACGGGTTCGTGGAGAAGTTCAAGCCGAAGAAGACCACCGACGACTGCTACACCCCGCCCGACGTCTACGACTGCGTGAGTGATTGGGCGTGCGAGCGGTTCGGTATCGATCCGAGCGGCATCGTGCGCCCGTTCTGGCCAGGAGGCGACTACGAGTCGTTCGACTATCCGGAGGGCTGCACGGTGCTCGACAACCCGCCGTTCTCGATCCTGTCCAAGATATGCGAGTTCTACCTGGACCGCGGGATCGGCTTCTTCCTGTTCGCCCCGGCCTTGACGGCGCTCAGCGGCGCGAAGACGTGCATGCGCACGAACCACGTGTTCGCCGATTGCGACATCGAGTACCACAACGGCGCAGTCGTGCGCACCTCGTTCGTCACGTCGTTCGGCGACAACGTGGCGGAGACAGCGCCGGACCTATTCCGCGCCGTGAAGCGCGTCCAGGACGAGAGGCGGTCGAAGGAGAGGCAGCGGCTCCCGAAGTACTCGTATCCGAGCCACGTGCTGACGGCGTCCATGCTCGGGAGGTACGCCAAGTACGGCGTGCGCCTGGAGGTCAAGCCGGGAGACTGCGCGCGCGTGAGCGCCCTGGACGCCCAGCGCGAAGCCGGGAAGAGGATCTACGGAGGAGGGCTGCTGCTGTCGGACGAGGCGGCAGCGCGCCATGCCGCAGCCGAGCGCGCCGCAGCCGAGCGCGCCGCAGCCGAGCGCGCCGCAGCCGAGCGCGCCGCAGCCGAGCGCGCCGCAGCCGAGCAAGCATCCGCGTGCAAATGGGAGCTGTCCGACAGGGAGCGGGCTCTCGTGCGCTCGATGGGGTGACATCTCCCCCATCATGCAACGTGCCGACGACGTGTCGGCACCCTCCTCTTCGCGCCCCGCCGTCCCCCTCCGGCGGGGCGCACCCGTGTGACGCGCCTGGCAAGATGCCCGGCATGGCGAATCCCGAGAACATAGAGCCCCACAAGATCCGAAGCACGAGCGAAGCGCGGGAGAAGGGGCGCGCCGGCGGCCTGCGCTCGGGCGCGCGCAGGCGCGAGCTGGCGAGCCTCAAGGAGGCCGCGCGGCTGATCCTGTCGATGGACTCGGCGTCGCCGAAGCACAACAAAGCCATGGAGCTGATGGGGCTGGATCCCGACGAGCGCACCAACGCCGCCGCCGTCACCGCCACGATGGTGATGCGCGCCGCCGAGGGCGACGTCAAGGCCTACGAGGCGCTGTCGAAGAACATGGCGCTGCTCGACTCCGACCGGCAAGCGGAGCGGGAGGACGCGGGTTCCGCGACCCGCCAGGCTCCCCCGTTCGACCTGTCCGCCGCCATCGCCCCGACGTTCTGCGCGGTCTCCCGCGCCGTCGAGGCCGGCATCCAGGAGGTCGTCCTCAAAGGCGGGCGCGGATCCGCGAAGTCCAGCTACGCGTATCAAAAGCAGCTCGACGTGTTCCTGGCGCGCCCGAACGCCATGTGGCTGTGCATGCGGCGCTACGCCAACACGCTGCGCCGAAGCTGCTACGCCAACGTGCTGTGGGCGATCCGCAAGCGCGGCATGACGATCGGGCGCTCCGGCGAGGACGCGGATTTCACGGCATCGGTGTCGCCCATGGAGGTCGTCTACAACGCCACCGGCCAGAAGATCCTGTTCAGCGGCCTGGACGATCCGGAGAAGCTCAAGTCCATCACGTTCGACGATCCGCGCAAGAAGATCGAGATCCTGACGTGGGAGGAGTACTCCCAGTTCGACCCGGCCGACGTGCGCAACGTCGAGTACTCGGTGCTGCGCGCCGACTACGGCCTGGAGTTCAAGCTGTTCAACCCGCCGCCCGACGCCGAGCACTGGGCCAACCGCGAGGCCTCCGACAAGGCGGACGACCCCGCCGTCCTCGTGCACCACTCCACCTGGCGCGACGTGCCCGAGGAGTTCCTGGGCGCGCGCTTTGTCGCCAACGCCGAGCGCATGTACCGCGAGAGCCCCGAGGCGGCGAGGAACGAGCTGGACGGCGAGTGCATAGAGCTCCAGGGCCGCGTCTTCCGCAACGTCGAGGAGCGGACCATCACCGACGAGGAGATCGCGGAGTTCGGGTGGATCCGGCGCGGCCTGGACTGGGGCTACGAGACGGATCCCTGGGTGCTCCTCGACGTCGCCTACGACCGCAAGCGGCGCGAGCTCGTCATCTACGGCGAGGAGTGGCGCCACCACATGCTCAACGCCGACACGGCGGCCGTCGTCAAGGAGCACCTGGCGGAGCGGGGATCCGACGGGCGGCCGATCCGAGACGAGGACGGCGAGCCCGTGTTCCGCCGCGACCTGCCGGCCAACGAGGTGCGCTGCGACATCGCGGAGCGCAAGAGCATCGCGGACTACCGCGCCTACGGCATCAACGCCGTGGGCGCGTCGAAGCGCGTCCCCGTCGCGGACGGCATCGTGTGGCTCAAGGGGCGCGCGCGCATCGTGATCGACCGGCGGCGCGCGCCCCTCGCCTACCAGGAGTTCGTCCGCTACCGCGCCCTCCTCGACAAGGAGGGCCGCTTCGCCGGCTACCCGGACAAGGACAACCACGCTATCGACGCCGTGCGCTACGCGGTGTTCGACCTCATAGCAGACCCCGACACACCGTAAGGAGACAGGCAAATGGCAAAGATCGCGACGGAGGGCGGCGGCTGGAGGGGCGCGGCCGAGAGGTGGCTGCAGGGGCTCGGATACCCGGCGGCCTGCATCGAGACCCCCATGAGCGGGCTCGTTGACGAGTGGTGGCGCTACTACAGGTCGGAGGCTGATTTCTACTCCAACGAGCTGCGCGACGTCAACGGCACGCCTCACACCGTCAAGGTGCGCAGCTGCACGCCGGCGCGCATGGTGTGCGAGGACATGGCCGGGCTGATCTACAACGAGCGGGCGAGCGTGAGCGTGGCCGAGGACAGCCAAGCCGGCCAGGCCGCCGAGTGGCTCGCGGGCTGGCTCGCGCGCACCAGGTTCGACGACGGCGCGCCGCAGCTCGTCCAGCGCATGTGCGCGACCGGCACGGCGGCGTGGGCCCTGCACCTGCGGGGCGTGCAGGCTGTCGGCAAGTCGCCCGGCCTCGCGGTGTCCCCGCAGCGCTACGACGCGCGCCACATCGCGCCGCTGGACTGGGACGGCGAGGAGTGCACGGCCTGCGCGTTCGTCTCGCAGGTCGCCGTGCGCGGCGAGCTGCTGACCCAGGTCGAGGTCCACCGGCCGAACGACCGCGGAGACTACGAGATCATGGCCCGGTTCTTCCGCGACGACGGCGAGACGGTCGTGCCGGACGGCTACTCGGACGGCGCGATCAGCACGCGGCAGCCGCGAAAGACGTTCGAGCTGGTCACGCTCGCTCTCGACAACCCGTACTGGGAGGGGTCCCCGTTCGGCGTGGCGCTGTTCGACGCGGCGCTGGGCGCGATCGAGACGACCGAGCTGGCGTTCGACAACTTGGGCAACGAGCTGGTGCTCGGCCGCAAGATGGTGATGGTGCCCGAGGCGATGCTGCGCCGCGACGAGGCGACCGGCCGGATGATGCTGCCGCAGGAGGAGCGCCTGCAGTTCTACGTCGCGCTCAAGGACGCGACGGTGTACTCGGACGGCCGTCCCATGATCACCGAGTACAACCCGAGCCTGCGCGCCGACGAGGACGTGAGGATGCTGTCCACCGCGCTGCAGGTGCTCGGCAAGCGCTGCGGGTTCGGCACGAAGTACTACGCCCTGGACGAGTCGGGCGGCGTGGCCACGGCCAAGCAGGTGGCCTCCGACAACGCCGAGATGATGCGCACCGTGCACAAGCACGAGCAGATCGTGCGCCCCGCCATCGAGGGCATCGTCACGGCCGCCGCGTCCGTGTGCCGCAGCCTGGGCGGCCTGGCGATCCCCGACATCGAGGGCGCGGTCAACGTCGTGATGGGCGACTCGATCATCCAGGACGACGACAGCCTTCGCGAGCGCGACCGCGCCGACGTGGCGGCGGGCCTGCTGGCACCGTGGCGCTACATGGTGCGCTGGCAGGGCTACAGCGAGGACGAGGCACGCGAGGAGTGCGGGCTCGCGGACGCGTCCTCCGCGCTCCCCGTCGAGGCCTAAGCCATGGCGGTCGAGCCCGAGGACGTCGGAGCGCTGGCCGACGCGATCGTGCACGGCGCGGAGGAGCGCCTGGTCGCCGACCTGACGCGAGCGCTGGTGGACGGCCTGGCGGACGGGATCATCGGAGGCTCCCAGGCGGAAGCGCTCGAAGCGCTCGCCAGGGCCAACCGCGCGAGGCTCGACCAGATCCTGGCCGAGCACGCCTCGAAGGTGTCCGGCGAGGTGCGCTCGCGCACGCTGGCCGCCTTGGAGCGCGCCGACGCGCGCGACGTGTCGGACCTGGAGGCGTACTACGGAGCGGCGGCGGTCGCTCGGGCCATGGACGGCGCGTCCGCGGCGTGGGCGGAGATCTCCCACCAAACCGCCCTGGGCCTCGCCGAGATCGTGGCGCGGCAGAACGTCGCCATGGCCGGCGCCGCGGAGCGGCTGTGGTACGAGGTCGCCGGCGACGCGATAGCGGCGCGCAACCTGGGCGTCGAGCCCCTGGACCGGATCCTGGCGCGCGCCGTCTGCAGGATCGCGGCGCACGGCGTCGAGACGATCGATTACAAGAGCGGGATCATGAGCCAGATCGACGTGGCCGTGCGCCGCCACGTCGTGAGCCAGGCGTCCCAGGCCGGGGGGCGCATGACGCTCGCCCGCCTGGCCGCGATCGGCCATGATCTCGTGATAACGTCGGCCCACTACGGCGCTCGCCCGTCCCATGCCGAGTGGCAGGGCCGCCCGTGCTGCGTCTCCGGCCCCAAGCTCGTCGGAGGGGTGCAGTACCCCGGACTCGTCCAGCTCACTGGGTACGGCGGCGTGGGCGGCCTCAAAGGGGTCAACTGCCGCCACTCCATAGGGCCGTACTACCCCGGCGTCACCGAGCTGCCCGACCTGTCGTTCCCGCGCGAGTCCGGCCATTTCGGGATGACGTCGGAGGAGTGCTACGAGGCCATGCAGCGCCAGCGCGAGCTGGAGCGGCGCGTGCGCGGGACGAAGCGGGAGATAGCGGCCATGGAGCAGGCCGGCATCGGGCTGGAGACGCCCCGCTACGCGCAGAAGCGCCTGCTCCTCGGCCGCCAGCAGCAGGCGCTGCGGAAGCACTGCGAGGAGAGCGGCCTCGTGCGCAACTACCCGCGCGAGAAGGCGTACGGCGTGGGCGCGCAGCCCAGGGCGCTGAGAGCCGCGGCGAAGGCGAAGGCCGCGGGGCGCTACAGGCACCCGGCGAGCCAGGAGAGGATCGACGCGCTGACATCGGGCGCGCTCGCCGGCGTCAGGTTCTCGGCGCCGCCGACGTACAACGGCAGGATCCGGACTCCGGGGCTGACGAAGGTCGGTTACGACGGCGACGGCCGGAAGTACGCCGGCCCGGTCTACATCGGCAAGCAGGCCAAGCCCGGGGACGCCGAGCTCGTCGACACGATCCTGCACGAGGAGCTGGAGGCGCGCATCCGGCTCAACAGGCACGGAAGCGAGCGCTATTGGCGCCTGAACAGCGCCGGAGACGACGTGAGGCACGCGTACATCCAGAAGATCATCGACCGCTATGTTAGAATGAAGGGCATATCATGAACAAGATCGAGGACATATTCGACGTTCTGCTCGAAGGGACGAAAGCGCAGATCGACGCGCTGGAAGGATGCGGCGCATCGTACCGCTACTCCATGGAGAGCGGTACGTTCACCGTCTCGCTCGGGCGCGACGAGATCAGGGCGCACAAGCTGTTCGACCCGCCGGCCTGCACGAGGTGGCGAGGGTCCGAGCACGCGTTCTAG